AGTTTAAGACATTACCTTTAAGTGAAGGAATAAAAAAAGTATATGATAAAATTAGTTAGTGATACAATAGACAGACAAGATATTAATGCTCTTATTGAATGGTTACAACAAGACCCAATACCAAAACTCACTAAAGGTGAACTTACAAAAGAATTAGAGGAAAAGTGGGCTAAAAAAATAGGAACCAAATATTCAGTATTTGTAAATTCTGGTTCATCTTCTATTTTATTAACGTTAGCAGCTTTAAAAGAATTTGGTAAATTAAAAAATAATAAAATAATTGTGCCGGCTTTAAGTTGGGCTACAGATGTGAGTTCCCCTATGTTACTAGATTACAATGTTTTAATGTGTGATTGTAACTTAACAGATTTGTCTTGTGATTTAGAGTCACTAGAAAAAATATTTCAAAAAGAAAATCCATCGGTGTTAATTTTAGTTTCACCATTAGGTTTAGTCCCTCAAATGGATAAAGTGGTCGAATTATGTGAAAAATACGATGTTATTTTATTGGAAGATGTTTGTGAGAGTATGGGTTCTAAATTTAATGGAAAATATTTAGGTTCTTTTGGTTTTGCATCTTTTTTCTCTATGTATTTTGGTCACCATTTATCTACTATCGAGGGAGGATTTATCAACACTGATGATGAGGACTTTTATCATTTATTATTAATGATGAGAAGTCATGGGTGGGACCGAGATTTACCTAAGTGGAAACAACAAGAATTAAGAGAACAACATAATTGTACTGATTTTGACGCCCTATATAATTTCTATGTTCCTGGTTTGAACTTAAGGTCTACAGATTTACAGGCTTTTATTGGTTTAAGAGCTATAGAAAAATTAGATGATTATTCAACAAAACGCAATGAAAATTTTGAATACTATATAAATAAATTAAAAACAAATAAATTAAAATTAAATCAAAAAATTAATGATTATGTTTCAAGTTTTGCTATACCGATAGTTAATTCAAAAAGAAATGATATTATTAGAGATTTAGTAGATAATAATATAGAAGTTAGACCATTAATAGCTGGTAATATGGCAAATAAACCTATGTGGAAAGGAGATAAACAAGGTTTAAATAATTGTGAATTATTAGAGGAACAAGGATTTTATATTCCTAATCATCAAGACTTATCTAAAGAAGATATAGACATAATAGTAAATATAATTAACAAATATGAGTAAAAAAGCATTAATAACTGGCATTAATGGTCAGGATGGTTCTTATTTGGCAGAGTTATTATTGGAAAAAAATTACGAGGTATGGGGTATTGTAAAAAGAAATTCCGTATCGGAAACTCAATCAATTAGAATTGACCACATATTCGATTCCTTAAATCTAGAATATGCTGATTTAACTGATATGGCATCCTTAGTTAGGGTACTCCAAAAAGTAAAACCAGATGAAATTTATAATTTAGCTGCACAGTCACATGTGAGAGTTAGTTTTGACCAACCTATATATACTACTAACGCTACTGGATTAGGAACACTAAATTTATTAGAAGCAGTTAGAATGGTATCACCTAATTCTAAAATATATCAAGCTAGTTCATCAGAAATGTTTGGTAATAATATAGATAATGATAATTATCAAAGAGAGACTACACCTATGAATCCAGTATCACCTTATGGTTGTGCAAAAGTATTTTCTTATAATATAAGTAGAAATTATAGAAATTCTTATGGGATGAAAATATGGAACGGAATATTATTTAATCATGAATCACCTAGAAGAGGTACTAATTTTGTAACTAATAAAGTAGTTAAGGCTGCTGTAAGAATAAAATTAGGTTTACAAGAAAAGTTACATCTAGGTAATTTAGAAGCTACTAGGGATTGGGGTCACGCTAAAGATTACGTTGAGGCTATGTGGTTAATGTTACAAGACGATAATCCAGATGATTATGTTTGTTCAACTGGAGTATCACATTCAGTAAAAGATTTGTGTGAATATACCTTTAATTATTTAGGTTTGAATTATAGAGATTATGTGGTTATTGATGAAAAACATATGAGACCAGAAGAATTACACGATTTAAAAGGTGATTCTACAAAATTAAGAAATAAACTTGGGTGGAAACCAAAATATACCTTTGAAACAATGTTAGACGAAATGATTTCTCATTGGTTAAACTATTATAAGTAAAATTAAAATCGTACATAAAATGACAGCTAAACAAAATATAGAAAAGACACCCCCAAAAGGGCCGATTAAATTTTCAATAACACTTTCAGAAGAACAAAAATTAGCAAAATCTGAAGTTTTACAACACCCATTTAATTTTATTGTAGGTAAAGCGGGTAGTGGAAAAACACTATTAGCTTGTCAAATAGCTTTAGATATGTTATTTAAAAGAGACATAAATAAAGTAATAATTACTAGACCTACAGTTTCTACTGAAGACAACGGTTTTTTACCTGGTTCTGAAAAAGAAAAAATGGAACCATGGTTAGTTCCAATTAGAAGTAATATGAGAAAAGTTTATAATAAACCTACAATATTACAAAAATTAGAACAAGAAGAAAGTATTGAATTAGTTTCTTTAGCTCACTTTAGAGGTAGAACATTTGAAAATTCTGTTGTTATTGTAGATGAATTTCAAAACTTAACAAAATCACAATTAAATATGGCTTTAGGTAGATTAGGGAGAAATTCAAAAATGATATTTTGTGGTGATAATCAACAAATAGACTTAAAAGACCCTAACTATTCAGCTATTCATGAAGTAGCAAAAATACTATCTTCAAAGTATGTTTATAAATTTGTTTTAACTGACAATCATAGACACGAAGCTATTGATGATGTCTTATCCTTATTAAGTGGTTACTAATAGTTTACTACTTAAAATTTTAAGTTACAATTAATTAATGAAAAAAAAGATTTATATAGAAATTAATAATATACTTAGAAATATAAATTCTAAGACTATACAAGTATATAAAGCTGACAATTTAGAACATGAATTACCTGAAGAATATAATGGTGAAGATTTACAAGAATTTTTAAATTTTGAAACAAAAGAAGATTTATTAGAATATATGTATGTGGAATGTCCTATGAGGATATTCGGTTATTCTAATGAATGTGAAGAAGGTGGTTCACTTATGATTAATGAATTTTATAAAAAATATAGAGATAAACATCATATAGTTTTATTTTCTAATGAAATTGAAAAATCTAAACCAGCCACTTTAATGTTTTTGGCTAGAATTGGTGTTTTAATTGATAATATAGAATTTTACGGTTTAGAGGATTTTGAAACAGTAAATAAAAAAGCAGATATTATTATAACTAATAATAAAAATTTCATTAATAATTCTGACGTAACCTATATACAAATAAAACAAAAAGAATCTGAAGAAAAAAATAAAAACATTTTTCAAATTCCATCGATAAAAAATTTAGTAGAACATGAATATATTGAAAGAAATGAACTCGATTAAAGAATTTCAAGTTGACATAATGGGCAGTAAAATGGTTATAGATTTAGATGAAATGATGAATTTTATAATGTTAGACAAATCAAAATCAGAAATTGTGGATGATGAAAATAAATCAGAAACTGACCCTATGGAATATGATTTTGCTATAAATGCTGCAAAATATGAAATGGTAAAATTATTAATAGATGTTCTATTATCTACCAATGAAGAAATTGATGAAAAGATGGGGTATAAAAGTCTTGATAATTTAAGTTTTCCATTTAAATTATCTTTTAATACCTTAATTCAATATAAAATAATAAAAGAAGTAAATTAAATTAAAAAATGGCAAGTAACATTAACGTAAAAAAAATAGAAGATTCACTACAATTAGTTAAAAATAAAGAATCTAAAATTTTTATCTTGACCCAAGATACAAAGGGTAATCCTAAAGCTTCTGTTAGATATAATTATCAGATGGTTAAATCTTTAATTGACGCTGGATATAACGCTTTTATTCTACATGAAAATGAAGATTATAAAATTAATGATTCACAAAATGGTGAGTGGATGTCCATCAGTGAGTGGTTAGGTGAAGAATATTCTCAATTACCACACGCTTGTGTTAGTTCTGGTGATTTATCAGTAGGTCCTTCAGATGTATTAATTGTACCAGAATTATTTGGACATGTAATGGAACAAACAAAAGACATGGCTTGTACTAAAGTTGTTTTATGTCAATCATATGATTATATTTTTGAAATGTTACAACCTGGTGTTAATTGGGCAAACTATGGTTACACACAAGTAATTACTACATCAGAAATATCTAAAGAATATATTTTATCTGTATTCCCAAATGTGGAAGTTAGTGTTATTCCACCATCAATTACTGAAGATTTTAATAAAAGTGAAAAACCAGGAAAACCATTAGTAGCAATTCATACTAGAGAACCTAGAGATACAATGAAAATAGTTAAAACTTTCTATGCTAGATATCCACAGTTTAAATGGGTAACATTTAGAGATATGAGAGGAATGTCTACTAAATCATTTGCTGATACATTGCAAGATGTGGCTGTAGGTGTTTGGGTAGATGATATTTCTGGTTTTGGTACGTTCCCATTAGAATGTATGAAAAGTGGTGTACCAGTAATTGGTAAAATACCTAATTTGAAACCAGAGTGGTTACAAGAAGAAAATGGTTTTTGGAGTTATGAATTTAATCAATTAGTTGATGTTATTAATGCTTATATTAAAACTTGGTTAGAAGATTCTGTACCAACCGAATTGTTTGAAAAAATGGAAGAAACTGTCTCTACTTACACTTATGAAAAACAAAATAAAGAAGTTAACGTATTCATTGAGAAGTTAATGAAAGTTAAAGAAGAAGAATTAGAAAACGCAATTAATAAACTTACCGTAAACGAAGAAAACTAAAATGAAAGATTTAACAATTATATTACCTATTCATGTAACAAATGAAAAGACTGATGATTTATTTAAAAACGCAATTAAAAGTATAACTACACAAACTGTAGAAGATAAACCAAAACTTTTAATTGTTAGAAGTAATGATTTAAAACTTAAAAACTATTTAGATAAATTTGATTTTGAAAATTTAGATGTTGAAATTATTGAAAATTTAGATGACACTTCTTTTATGGGTCAAGTAAATTTTGGTGTTGAAAATGTAAAAACTAAATGGTTTTCTGTGTTAGAGTACGATGATGAATATTCTACAATTTGGTTTAAAAATGTTGCGAAATATTCTAAAGAATATACAGATGTTGATGTTTTCTTACCTCTAGTAGTTGATGTTACAGCTGAAGGTGAATTTATTAATTTCACTAACGAGGCTGTTTGGGCTATGAATTTTAGTGACAAAATGGGTTATCTAGATAATGAATGTTTATTAAGATATCCTAATTTCCAAACCAGTGGTATGGTTATCAATAAAGAAAGTTTTGAGGAAATTGGTGGATTTAAAAGTAGTATAAGATTAACATTTGTTTATGAATTTTTACTTAGAGCTACTTATAACGATTTGAAAGTATTTACAATTCCTAAAGTCGGATATAAACACACCAACATGAGACCAGATTCTTTATTTTGGAATTACAAATTTAATAAAGATGAATTAATTGATAGTAAAGAAGCATCATTTTGGATTGATACGGCTAAAAAAGAGTATTTCTTCAGTAGTGATAGACAAATAAAGTATACTGAAGAATAATGTTTAAATGCCTAGACCTAAATCTAAAAATACCATGTATTTCGGTGAGGAACAAGAATATGCGGTTAAAATGTTTTTAACCGCAACTACCTTAACTGAAAGAAATGAAATATATGTAAATTATTTATATGAACCATTAAATAAAATGATAGATAGTATCATTAGGAGATATAAATTGTATCGTAAAAATCAAGAATTTAGGGACATCCATGCCGATGTCCTTTCTTTTTTGATAACTAAAGCTGAAAAGTTTAAACCAGAAAAAGGTAAAAAAGCTTATTCATATTTTGGTACTATTTGTAAAAATTATTTGATGGGACAAATAATTAAAGACCAAAAATTACAAAATAGGAATGTATCTTATGAAGACATTTCTAAATCCATAGAAGAAAGACCAGACCAAGTATATTATATGGGTAATCATGAAGAGTCTGACACTAGTAAATTTTTCATTCAACTGGTTGATGAAATAGAAGACTTTATGGCCACAACACAATTAAATGAAAATGAAATTAAAATAGGTTCAGCCTTAATGGAAGTTTTTACTAATTATGATGAAATATTTATACACGGTCAAGGAAATAAATTCAACAAAAACTTAGTTCTTTTGAACTTAAGGGAAATGACTAATTTATCTACAAAAGAAATTAGAAGTTCATTAAAAAAATTCAAAACAATCTATAAAGGACTTATTGAGGGTTATAAAGATTAAGATTTTTCTTGTTGTAATATTTATGCAATAAATTTATTTATTATGCCGAGAGCTAAAAAAAAACAAATCAAGTTAGACCAAGAAAGTGTATTGGCTCTATTACAAGAAGTCTACAATGAATGTGTAGAACAAAGAACTACAGCAATACGTATACAGAACAAAATGTTAAGTTTTATGCAAGGACCAGACGATTTACAACAATTAGGTCCTGTAATAAAAGAACAACAAAAAGTAATAGATTCTGCTCTAGAGAAAAAAATACAATTAGCTAAAATTCAAAGTTCATTAGTTCAAAAAGAATTAAGTAGTAATAATATTAGTACTAGTTTATCATTAGAAGATAGAGAGAGTTTAAATAGTCTATTAAATAAAGAAAAGAGTGATGGGGATAACTCAACAGAATATAATATGTAATGGCTCAAGATATTGGAAATACCAAAAAAGAAGGTTTAAACGGACTTCAAAATTTAACAAATACTAGAGATGCTATAGAATCTTTAGATGAAGACGCTAAGTTGAGTACACTAATGTCTTCATTAGATTCGGTAAGTGCAAATGTAGAAGAAGATGAAGGTAATATGTTACAATATTTCACGGACCTTTTAAAGAATTTGGGGGGTGACGAATCAGTTAACAAACTTAGAAAAAAAATTGTTAAAGACCTTAGTGGTAAAATATCTGAAGAATGTAAAGAAATTTTGTTTGAAGAATTGATACAATTTATAAATTGTAATCTAGATTTTGTTATCCCATCAGCTGATGGATTAGGTGGTGTTGATAATTCAATGGTTATCCCAGTTAAAAGTATGGACCCATTTAAAATATTACAAA